TAGGTTTTCATTAATATATTTTCAAAGTAATTGTTAATCCATCAATATCCGCAATCCCATCAGTTAATGTACCGTTGAAATATGTCTTTACTGCTAAATCTGATGTGCTTGTTGGTTTAGTTGTTATCTGTCCCTGCGGTGTCATCATGTTTGTATTTATATAAATTTCATAATTCCCTGCAAGATTTCCTGCAAATCCACTTACTGAATATGTACCAACTGATGATCTCGCTGCCGTTAATGTCAAACCAAAATCATCAATTATTCCGCTGATTGATGGTGTGCCAGTACCCGTCTGTTTAAAAAATATCTTTACTTCTTGATACGAATTGCCTTGAGCGAATTCTTTAACCGTTTGTGCGGTAACATTCTTGCTCAAATATCCACCAACTCCATCATCTTGTGATATCAATAATAAATCAGTGCTTTGTAACGTTGTTTCCGTTGCGAATTCGCTTATTTTCTTTTCTGTCATTGTTGATCTTATTTAAAAATAATTCAAGTTTTTTGATATTTTCCTCCTTCGGTTTATACTGCTTTATATGTACCATCCTTTGAAAAAATTGTTTTTATTAGGGAAGACATCCCCGCTCTTATTTGTCAAATATTCCGGATATAAACTTGAATAAGTTCCCATGTGATCCAAGAATCTCTGTGTGTAACTTTGTGCAATATCTCGCTCCTTTTCCACTAAATAATCAACTTCTGACTTTTCGATATTTTCAGCATTCTCCGATGTGTGTTTATACATTCCTTTATTTGAAAATGAATAAGCTGCGAACGGTAAATATTCCACCATTGCCCAATGAATCATCATTGGTTTAATAAATGTCAAAAGTAAAGTTTTATATTTCTCGTTTTCCAAATCATCGATTTCATTATCTTCGATTAATTGCTGATACTTATGCAATAACTTTGTACCTAAATATCCTTGAATATGCGTATCCTGACTTATTTTGATGAACTGAATGAATTTATCAGTGTCAACCGATCCACCCAATGCGGTAAATCGAACTAAATCATCTCTTGTAATTAATAAAACTTCCATTTCTTATTTTTTAAATCGTGGATTTGTAGGCAAAAATCCTCTGTTTGGCATATCCTTCGGCATCTGTTCAACGAATTTTGGATTCTTAACTACATAACCATAGCTTTCCGCTTTCTCTACCGCAACTGTTTTTGCCAATGGGGAGTTAACATCGATCCCAACTGAATCGTCAAACGATGCATATACTTGCTTCATCCATTTGTGATGGCAATCTCCACCGCCTTTGTATTTCCAAATATCGTAAGTATTTGTTCCTTTCGGTCCCCATCCTTCATTTACCACTTGACTTTCCATTTGAAGTATATCTTCCTTTCGATATATCTTATTGGCTTCAATCATTTTTTTACAAAATAATCGACTATTCGTTTTAACGTCTCCATCGTATCTATATCGGGTAATAAATTTAACCCCATCAACATAATCATCCTGCTCACTCTTTGCATTTGGTCTTGCATAACCCGTATTTACTAATTCAACTAATCGAGAAAGCATTGATTTTGATGTTTTCGTTCGATTTAAGAGCATATCTGTATCCTCATGATCTGTATTATAATCAACTGCAAATTCATCTATTAAAATCCATTTATCTTCAGCATCATGTCCGAGCGAAATTAAACGCTCCGCAGTATCATCATGTGAACTCAAAGATTGATCAACAATATTTCCCGATGCATCCATGAACTCCAAAGGTTTCAATGTTTCAAAATACAATGTGCATACTGTTCCGTTGTATGCTAATACCTTGTCGAATGCGTCAATAATCAAATCTTGAAATGGTTTAATAACCATGTTATAATAAAGAACAAATGAATTCTTTAATTCATCAGCGTTTGAACTAAACCCGTTTGAACTTGAAATTCCAAATAACAATGGACTTGTAACATTGTGCCCTAATAACAATTTGCGTGTGCATTCCTCACTTAAATATTCGTAGTGTTGAGGTGCATCATTCAACGGAATGTCATCAACCGTTGTTTTTTGTGCATCCGAATGATTAAAAGATACGATTACTCGCTTTCCTCTTGCTCCAGTTAGTTTGCCCGTTACCTTTCGTTCGGTTTCATCCATTTCTTCATCGGTAGGGATGCCATTATTAAAGTTTATGATCTTTGTACCACTAAATCCGTTCTGTACTTCGTTGATTAAGTAATCGGAAATCTCTTGTTCCAATACCGCATAAGGTAATGCTCCCTGATAATCAACATAAGAAAAATATTTCATTCCTACCGTATAGGGTTGACAGAACATAATTTCCAACTTTTCTTTTGATTGTCCAAATGCAGGAATTCGTTTTGGTGGAAATTTCTTTGTATCCTGCCAATTATCCGAATAGTAGTACGCTTCGATTATTCCATCCTTATTGCATTTTTCCGGTCTTAATAACTGAACGGGAATGTGATGCACGCTCTGAATCATTTTTCGATCCGGAGAATAGATTATCTGTAATGCGAATTGTCCAAGCATCTTGCAATCTTGAATCCATCGTTTTGTATCATCCTTCTTGAACAACGTAATCACTTGTGCGTATTCCTGCGGTTTCTTTGAAGCATTCAATACATTCAACCCACGACCGTAAATCAACTTACAAATGTTATTGATTACTGCATTGTTCGTTGGACTATACGTGTATCTATCAATTAAATACTGATAAAAGTTGTTATCAACTCCATATTCAGCCCAATTTTCTTTACTATTCTCTTGAATGACTGGCGCTTCATATTTTGCAAGTTCAATTACTCGCACATGATTTTCTTTATTCTCCATAAGTTAAATATGTGTTGTTCGATTGATTTGATTTGTACTTCTTTGAATTATCAGGATATGAATTTACCGAGAAAGTATCGATCTCTTGACTTGTGATGAATATGCGATCTTTAAAAATCACATTTTCCGTATCATCAAATAATACCAAATCGTAAAAATGATTCTCGATTAATTCCTCTGTGAAATCAACTTCCAATTCAACATAGTAATCATGATCAATCCATCCGGTAATGTCAAACGTTTGTGGTATGTTTGTACTATCATCCGTAATTTGGAATACTGAAAAATCATTGTTTCGTGGAATCACGTAAACCGATTTCGTTTCAATATCAGGTGTTAATATTATCATGATTAAATAACTTTCTTTTCTCGATTTGTTTCATAAAAAAAAGGGAGCGCACGTTTGCTACCCCCTTTCCCAATCGAACGTTTTGCGTTAAATTTAATCAGTTACGATTTCCGCAGTTGTTAAACCGAATACTCCTGCCAAATCATCCTCTGTAACTGCATCCAAGAAGTTTGCAGGGATGTTCTCCATTGCAGTGAATGTAAGATTGTACCCGTTGAAATCTCCAAGTGCAGTGCCCGTTGAAATATTTCCTGCCGTTACATCAGCACCACGCTCCAACCCCATCAAAAAGAACTGATGCGATCTTGTACGTACTACGATATGCGGTCGACCATAAGCCAATAACTTCACTGTCTTATGAGTTGTTGGATCTTGTTTTTTTAATTGAGATACCAATACTTGCTCAAAGTATGTAGTACCGTTATCTCTTGATGTTTGAATTGTCTGATCGAAACTATTTGCTCCTTTCAATTCATATTTGTAAAGGAAATCAACTCCAGTAATATCTGTAATAACGTCCTCTTGTCCAACCGTAGCTGAATAAGTAACGTTGTCAATGTTGATTCCATAATTGATGATGTAGATCGCATCTAAACCCGAAACCGAATCTTTGCACGCTTCTAATCTTCCATTGCTAATATCACAAGCCATTTTTAATTTGTTTTTGAATGTTATTAAAAAAGGGATGGATGCCGTAACAAACCATCCCCGTTATATTTTGATTAAAAATTAATCTAAATAATAGATAACGCAATCCTCGAGAATTCCGATTTGTGTTCCTGCCGTATAGCGAGCAACAAAACGAACGTTCTGTGATCCGTCAATCATTCCCATATCAATCAATTTCAACTCTTGCGAATCAGAAAGCAATCCGGTTCCAAAATTCAAGTTAGTTGATGTAGTTGCAACACAAGCTGAAATTGTAGAATCCAATCCGTTTGCTACAAACAATGGAATACCATCGAATGATAAACCTGATCCCATTCCATACCATTGTGTCCCTTGTGCGTTTGTTCCTGCCGCTCCAACTCCTGCTGCTGCAAATCCACCCAATGCACGAACGTATGCTCTTGCTACTGATTGAGAAACATATAATTTCAAATCAGGATTTGTGTACAATGTTGCCGGAATAGCATCAACGATCAATCCAAGTTTTTCAATTACGTTTGATGCAGTGATTGCTACATCGCCAATTGCTGCTGCAAGTGATCCCGAATTAGCCAAAAGTTCTGTGAAGATACCTTGATATTCTCCGTTGTTTGCTCCGCTACCCATCCACAATGAACGCTCATTTGCTTCAGCGACTTGACCAAGTACACGTGCAATGAAGAAATCAGAGAATGACTTTGGTAGTACATCGTATGTTGAATATCCCATCTCGATTGAATTCCAATCTGAACGGAAATCTTTTTTACAAAGCAAAAGGTTTACTTGCAATTCCTTCGGCTCTAAAACTCGCTCTGTTAAAAGAACTGTTCCCGTAGCATCGAAATCACATGAAGCATCTTTTACAAGATCAGTTATGTCTGTACGCTTAACCGTTTGCTTATACTTCACGTTAGGAATAACCGTTACTCCACCGTTTTCGATTGTGTTTGCGGACAATAATGCAGCACCGATATATTTACCTGCCGATTCGCCTGCGTAAGTTGTTGTAATGTCTAAAGTTGTTGCCATCTTATTTTTGTTGTTGTTTTATTAATTAAATAGTTTACTCATTACTCGATCTGTTGCGTTGCCTTGTCTTTTTGTGGCATACTTAAACATCTCTTGCTTTTGTTCATTTTCAGGATTGAATACAATCGGCTTTACTGGTTCATGATTTGATAGTTCCAATCCTGCCAATTTGCTTTTCAATTCCTCATTTTCAGCCTTTAATTTTTCAACCTCTGAAAACAAAGTTTCTTTGATGATTGATTCAATTGTCTTTTTTGGTTTCGCTTCATCACTCATTGTTGCTTCCGCAGGCTCCATTTCCGGTGCTTCCTCCGCTGATGGTGCTTCTTCTTCCGTTCCCACTTCTTTGATTTCAGCGATGATACCTTCTTGTGCTACAACAAGCATTTGCCCGTTTTCAAGTTCGTATTCTCCTACTGGCAATGGTACGTTACCATCTTGCGTAACGATGAATACTTCCATTCCTGCTTCAAATGATTCAGCTTCAAGGATTGTTGTTCCATCCACTAATGTCATTTGTGCAAGTTTCACATCCATTCCAAGAACGGTGCGAATTGCGTTTAATACTTCGTGTGTTTTCATAATTATTTAATTGATATTCTTACATCACTCAATGTTTTTGATGCACCTTGTAAAGTAGTTGCATTTGATTTGAGAGCATTAATTTCAGATTTCAAAGATTTCTCCATATCAAGCATTGCAGGATCTAAATCTAATCCAAGTTCTTTTGCTTTTGTTCTCATTGTATTAATGTCTCCCAATGTAGCATTTGCAAATCCAGTCAATGCAGCATAATTGTTAAATGCATCAATAGATGCCATTTCAGCTTTGCTTATTGCTTTTTTAGCAGTATCTTTTTGACCTTGAAATTTTTGAAATCCTGCATTGATATCATCTCGCAATGCAAGATCAACTTTAACTTCAGATAACGAAACTTTCTCTGTTCCGCTATACATTTTTTTTAATACTTCTTTGTTCATGATTAATTAACTATTTAGATTTATATTGTTGCATTTTTAATGTTCGGAATGAATCGTTCGCACGTTATTATCATGCGTGATATTTGATTGCACTCCTTCGCTTATTGCTTCATTTACGTTTTCAATATTCCTTGAATATATTTCATGGTTTACTATCACATCGTGTTGCCCTTCCGTTGCTCCGATACCTTGCGCTTGTAATGATCCATCGCAACATTCACTTGAATAAGTATTGTCCGGACATAGGCAACCACGCCTTCCACCTTTTGGGGATGTTCTCGATGGTGTCTTATGCATGATCTTGAATCTTTTGGATGAAATATATCACATCGTAAATACTTCCTGAATGGGATGCATTGAACTTTACTTGTATTCCTTCGTTGCACGCTTCTTCATCAGCGTAAAATTGAAAACTCTTTGAATAGATATGTTCAACTCCATTTCCTTTTGGGAATGTTACAATGTCGCTTATTCTTGTATATGGTGTAGTACCTGCCGCTTCTAAATACATTTGCATATGTCCATTGTTTGTATTCAAATGCGCTTTAAATGCTACGGTTAAAAGAAACGTATTATCAATACCATCGCATACAAAAGTTGAATGATTTACGTTGTAAATGCTTAATCCTTTCTTTGTTAATACTGCTCCATTATTCGGTACGGTATATGCTATATTCGCACTAAAATTAAATGGACTTGATATGTTGTATTGTCCATCATCTATTCGCTCCCAACCAACATTTAACGGTGGAATTGATACCGGTGCAATCTGTACCCAATTACCATCTATTCCAACATAAATATATGATCCCAATTTAACCAATGCGCCTTCCTCACAAAGTAAAGATGCAAATTGTGTATCGTCAACCTCTTGAATTTGTTGTAAGTATTGACTATTGCGTATTGTTCTAACGTCAGGCATTTATAATATCTTTAATTTTTTGAATCAACTCGCTTTCCTGATTGCTCATATCTTGATTTCCTTCTTGAAAATATCCCTCAATTGAAAATCCTTTTATCTCGCCTTCTTTTACTTTGTTCCAAACTTCATCATTGTCTACCTTCATTGCAATCATCCAAGTTCCAACCGGAAATTCAAAATTGTATAGTGCGCTCTTGTCTACTTTGCTATTTTCAACAATCCATGATTCCACAACCGACATTCCATCGATTGCGTTTCGATGTTCAATCGTTGCGTTATTTTGATTTGAACGCTTTAAAAATACTTGTGATGCCTTTCTAATTGTATCCTGCGAAAAGTAAATATAATACTCTCCGTTTTTTTCATCGTTTCGGTAAATCTGTTTGTTTGGGATTAATGCCGCACCTAACAAAATGCGTTTTTCCTCATCAACGGTTTTCAATTCCACGAACTGCTTATTCAATGCAACCCAATCGGCTTCGATTGCTGGCGAATTAACTACGGATACCGCATAAACTCCTTGCGTTTCGGCATCCTCATTTAATGTCATTTCAACTATTCTCATATTTCTTTAACTTTAAAATTCTACAATGTTGCGTTTTGAACTCTGTTTCTATCCATTGATTGTGCGGTTGATACTTCTCCACTAACTACGTATGCTCTAACTGGCTGAGTTTGTAGGCTCGCCAATTGATTTAATGGATTATTGCCTACTATATTAAATTGTGGTGTCATGACTGATGCCGTACCACCACCTCCACCGGAATCCGCACTAACCGTACCACCACTTCCACCATCTCCACCTGCATCAAATTTAGTTTTGGCAATCTTTGCTATGTTTGCAATACCTGCCGCAACCGCTATGGCTGCGAATACCGCTCCAACAATTGGATTTGGTGCATAGGCAAATGCCGAAGTTGCTGCTTTGTATGTATCAATTGTTGCGTTTGCTATATTAATAGCCTTTTGAACTTTAAATGCTTTCTCTTGTTGTTTCTTTGATTTACCTGCGAATACTCCAACTAAATCGGATACTGCACTCAATCCACTTTTAACAACATCCAATTTCGCGTTACGCGCATCAACCGCTCTTTGTAATTCAGCTTTTTTATAATCTTCATCAAGTTTTGCCAATGCTGCTTCCTTTGCATCAGCAAGTGATAAATATTGATCTGATCCTTCAGTGAACAATGTCATCTTTTCATCAAAATTTGCCGTTAATGCATCTTTTGATCTTTGATAATTGGCTGCTTCAACTCCGAATTGTTCCTCTGTTTGAAGATATTTTAATTCTTTTTTAATATCATCTTGTTGCTTAATAAATGCTTGTTCCTTTTCGCTATCTATTTTCTTTTGTGCTTCACTTTTTTCTTTATCCGCATCCTCTTTTGCTTGTCGTTCATCAGCATACTTCGTTCGGATATTATTTAACGCATCCTCTTTTGCATATTCAAGTTGTGTTGTATCCTCTCCGTATTTCTTTGCAAGATCAAGTAATTTTTGATATTTCTCCTCCGCATTCTGAATCTCCAATGCTTCATCAGTTAACAAACTATCCTGATATTCCTTTTCAGCTTGTTTGATTTCTTCTAATGATGCTTTTTTGGCATCGGCTGCTTGTTGTGCAAGTTCCTTTTGTTTGGCTAATGCTTCGGCTTGTTTTGCTGCACGTTCCTCATTTAATGCGTTCTCTTCCTCGCTAATCAATCCATATTTATTGGATACATCTTCCGCATTTTTTAATAAGCCTTTGTATGCATCTTGCAATATCTTTTGACGATCTTCACTCGCTTTTTTTGCTCGATCTTGCGACTGCTTATAAACTTTCCCTTCGGCTTTGTCTACCTCTTTACCATAGTTTGCATATCCTGCCGTTGCATAATTTAAAATTGATGCTCCTGCACTTGCTACGGTGCTTGCCGTTTTTTCCTGCCAGTTTCTTTGATCCTCTAATTGTTGCGTTAATCCTTTAGCATATTCCTCTGATGCAAGTTGCATTACTGCCTGCGCTTGTGCTCTTAATGCAGCTGCTTGAATATATGCATCCTTCTTTTTAATAAATTCTGATTCCGCTTTGTTTACATCATCTTGCTTGCCCATTGTAGATCCAAGCGTATCATTGTAAATCTTTAATGCTTCCTCTTTTTTGATTACTCCTTTCTTTGCTTGTTCAAATGCAACTGATACTTTGTCGGTTTCCATCTTTGCGGATGCTGCTCCCGTTCGATATGCATCCATCGTTGAATTTAAAACTTTCTGCTTTTCCGATGTTGAATCAAACATGGATTTCAACTTGTCGAAATTCGCAATAAGCAATCCAATACCCGTAATCAATACTCCTATTCCGGTAACTGCAAACGCTTTCGCTCCGGCTGACATTTTTCCGAATGCCTCCGTTGCACTTGCTCCCATCGCTTTAAATGACGGAATGGATTCTCTGATGCCTTGAAATCCTTGTGCCATTGCCATTGCACTCTGAACTTTCAACAATGCTTCCTCTACCGCTTGACTATTTGCACCGAATGATGCCATCACTCCTTGTGCTGCCTCGAATCCACTTGCAACACCGCCCAATGCACCGCCTAATTTTTGCGATGTAGTCATTGACAATGCTTCGATACCTTCATCCGTTAATCGGATTGTTTTACGCATTCCGGCTGCTTCCTTTGCCATCTTCTTGAATTCCTCTGATGTGGTATCTCCGGCATGTGCCATGAGCATCAGTTTATCTTCAAGTTCTCCCATTATGGATGTCAACGGTACGATTTCCGCATCAACATCATGAAGTGCATTTTCTAATTTTTCAAGGTCTTTAACTGAAGTACCGGTGTCGACCTTTATGTTTATTTTATGCTCTTCCATTTTTTTGTGCTTTTTTGAATTTTATTTCTCTTCTTGTTTGCTCCAAAATTTCCTTAACCGTTTTTGAGATCATGAATTTTCCTTTTGCAATTTCTATGTTTTCAGATTGCCCGTAATACTCCGTTACTTGCAACATTTCAAATATGTTTTTTATCATTGTATTGCTTCTTGTTGAATGTTAATGTAATCAATCTCCGTAGTTCCATCCATGAATTCATAAGTTACCGGAACGCTATACAATGGAGTTTTATATTCCTCATTTGTGATGCGATCATTTGATTCCGATACAATATAGAATGATGAATCTTCGCTTTTAATTTGATATTTCAAATCCGGATTAATTGGAAATTCAAAATCCACATTTGTATCTTCTGTTATCGATGTTGTTGATACCGATAAAACTCCGGTACCAGTGATATCAATTGTAACATTTGCTGATTTGTTTGCGAATAATACCGGAATGGTTTTGAATACTGAAGATAAATCTCCTGCTTCAATTTTGAAAATTTTACCGCCTGATCGTTTCAATGTTCTAAAATCATTTAACAATGTGAATGTAACCTCTCCGCTTGTTAATTCCGAATTCATCTCATTAATGATGTACCGTTTATCTCTGATGATTAATCGATCATTCAATTTTAGTTCTGTTAACATCGTCAATGGGAGCAAACATTTTACTCTAATCATTCGATTTTTTAAACTGAATAGATTTGTCAAATAGTTATAATAGAACGTTTGATACAATCCATCCAATATTGGCACCTGATAATAAGTTGATGTATCCGCTCCCCAATTCAAAGAATAGGTTTGTGATCCAGTTTTGAAATCTTGACCAAATCGGGCTAATCTGTAAAGTTGTACCGTTGTTGATTCCTTTTTGAAATACGGTTGATCATATGAGTATCCATTGAAATATAGGATGATAGGTTTCGGAATATACGGTTTGTAATCAGGTGCGGGAGTTAAACAATACCCAACTTGAATATCTGTTCCCGTAAATCGATTAAACATCAAATCCTCAAATGGACTTTGTACTACATAATCCCCACCATCGTACGGGAAATCCATGTTCAAATTTCCGTATTCCTTCTCAAATAAAGTTTTGTATTGTCGATTCATGAATGATTCGGATTTTTGATATTCAAATGAAATCCTTTTATATAATTTTATACGTTCAACATCGATACTTTCCAATCCGGTGTACGGTGTAATATTATAAATTGTTCCTTTATTGTACCAATCTTCCAATGGTTCTATTTGCCAAACCTTGTCCGCAGTTCCGTAGCAAGTTAAATTGAATTCCTTCAATACTCCCGAAAAGAAATCAGCAATTTTAATATCAGGTGTGTAATTGGCTATATTAATATTTGCAGTTAATAAATGTTGCGCATAAGCATATCCATATGTATCCAAAGTGTAATTCATTGGATAACCATAATTGTCATATCCTGTGTATGCACAATGCAAATTGTAAGTGAACAACAAATCAATTGTTAATACGTTTTCTGATCGTACTTTGAATGTATATACATCATTTAATAAGATATCATCATTTTGAGATATTATTGTCGTTGACTGATTGCCATAATTTGAATAGGTGCTTATGTAGTTTCCATTTTTATATATGTCCAAAAAATAAATCGTGTATGCATTATTCGTTGTTATTCCAACGATTACTGTATGTTTTCGTTCTGTCCATGATTCCCAATAACCTCCTGCTTCAATTGGATCATAAATATCCGATCTCCAAAACAAACTAATTGTATTTAAAGTTGCATCAAGCGGTACAATATCCCCACCATAAACCGTTGAAAAATTTACATCCTGCGAATCAGTCATCAATTTAAAACTCTCCTTGTTCTTACAATAAAGAAATGCTTTTGTAAATTGAGTATCCAATAAAAAAGTACCCGTAAAAGTTATTCCGTATGTTGATTGAATTAAATCAAATAGTGCTTTTATTCTTATTGCAGGATACAATTCATAGAAATTAACTGCACCCAATGAAGTATCGATATTATCGTATGGTGTTGTTGGCTCATTCCATTGCCATAAACGTTGACTGGATATGAACGGAAATTTGACATCATAATCAGCAAGATTGTTTTCGATATGCTCTTGGATATTATCTCCCGAATACAGAAATGAAAATGATGAGTAATCCATTGCGCTCAATTTCAAATCTCCCCACAAGTCTTTTAACGATGTTACATCTCCATAAAAAGTAACGGTATATGAATACGCTCTACCATCTTTTATATTCGCTTTTTCAAGTTGTAATTTTCCTTTACGAAATGGCACCAAATCAATTTCAATCCATGCATCTCTACGTAAATTATGATTGATCGTTCCATCTAAATCGTTATTGTAGTAATGCTCAAATATTGGATTGTTTTTATCTGATGCAGGTACCGTAAATGACTGAGAAAAATCAGTAAATACCTTTGATATGTCGCTAACATTTTGAACGCTTGATGATACCGATATCTTTTCATCGTTGAATAGTTCAATCCGATATCCTTCAACGTAAATTTGTACCGTTCTTTTCATCAAATTACTGAATTAATTATTTCGTTTGCATATACGAATTCCAATGTGTAATTCCTAATACGCGTATTGATGTCCTTTAATTTGCTTTCGGATTTTTTCTTTAACTGTACCGGTCTACCATCAAGCATAATTCGTTCGCTCAAATAGATTTGCTGAATTGTATCGTTCATGTTTTCCTTAATCAATCCCGTATTCACTTTGATTGTTTCTCGACCATTGATATTGAAATCTTTGAACTGCCCTTCCGTTGGCGAATATGCAACTGCTTCTGTTTGCATCAAATTGTACGATTGTGTTTGTACCTCAAAATCATTGTACGATGCTTTAAACATAAACTCTCGTTGCCATGCTCCATATTTATTTACAAAATCCAAAGTGATGGGAGTATATCGGCATTCCTGCACCGGAATAAACTTTGCTTTCCATATCGTTGTGCCTAAATATTTAATTCGTAGAATATTGCCATCAGCATAATACGATGGAAATACTCTTGGAACATCTACCATTGGTGTCAATCCAGTTGGTGTTGTTTCATTTGCTCCACTCACAAGATTTTCCCATTCAACTGAATATCCTGATCCGTTTTCCATTGTAACGTGTCCTGATCGAATATTTAAATCAGTTGTTGGATCATTATCCGGAGAATACCAATAGTAATAATTTTGCTCTCCTTTCAACATTACATCTCCATTGTCAGGATTATATCCATCTTCGTAATATCCGTACCCTTGATATCCACGATATAAAATCTCATCAAGTAAATAATACGATGTACCATTAAATCGATATCGCTTTACTTTAACATTACACCATTGTTTTGTATCTGTAATTGGCAAAGTTGTTAATGGCTGCTGATGTGTATTGTGATTTAAAAATTCACGCACATAAGGACTAATATTGTATTCGTTTGCCGTTTGCGTTGTACTTGGACTTAACTTCGATACAACATGAGTTGGATATGCAGGAGCGGATCCAGTACCATTCCAAATGTAAATCATCAATTTACTTCCCTTTTGCAAGTATTCATCAACTTGTATAATGTAAGGCGATCTTGCGTTTATTCTATTTACTGCCATCTGACATTCCTTTTAATATGTTTTCAATGAATTTGTCGATATCCATTCCATAATGATCGATCAATTCAATCGGTAATCTCTTTAATGCTTGCGTATATGGTTTTGTAAAAAACAATGAAGGCTTAATCCCGTTTTTATATATCCCTCTTGCAATCAAAAACTGCAATTGTTTACGTGTTAAGAATTTTCCTTTTTTATCTCTCGGTGCAATCCCTCTCCTTACAATCCATTTATCCAACTTGTTTGGTGGTGGCATCTTGGATTTATAACTAAATGGAGTATTGTATTTCTTTTTAACTCCCGATACTCCCCAATCAATGAACTGGCCATAATATGCCATCTCAAACGTTACGTTGAAATCATTTGATTTCGCATTGTACGTTCCTTTCAGGCTTTGATAGAGCGTTTTTGATGCATTCTTTTTGAGTTTAGTTAGATTACTTCTACTTTGCTGAATAACGTAATCTCTGAACGCCTTTAATGATATTTCTATTTCAGGAGTATCCATTAACAGATAGTCATTTCATTTGGCATGATTATATCCAATGTCATTGTCCAACCGGAAAGGTAGTTTGTAAACCTTTCTGTAAATGGTTCGATGTTTGGATTTCCGCTCACTTCTATCTCATCATTAAGTGATCCATGTAAAAGCATATCGTAAACCCTTATAAGCACGTTTAATTGCGTATTAAGTACATCGTGTTCATTATCATTGCCGACAAATTTATCGATGGTTTCATCTTTTGATATGTTGACGATATCCATTGCAATAATCGATACATTGAAACGAAGGATATTTGCTTCCGGTGTACAATTATTTACGATGATATGCGCCAATGGAAAAATTGATTGCTTGTAATTATCAATGTCATCTAAATTGCCAGTGCTTACGGTATTGACAAATGGACTTGCTGCCAATTCTGTCCGTAGTTTATCAAGTAAAAAATAATATCCTTTCATCCTTTCAATCTCTTTTTAATCTGATTTAATTCAATGTTGTTCTTTTCCTTTTCAAATGTCAAATATGTTAAACACGTATTGAGCGGTAATTCGGTAACTTCATCGAATCTTGTAACATCTCCTTGTGCGAGAGCGTAAATGGATTGATACCAACCCCATCTCTCTCCGAATTGTTTAGTTTCGCTAAAATCTCCGGATTCATCGTCTCCACTTCCTCCGCTAAAAAATCCATCAAACCGCTCAATAGTTCGTTGCCTAAACTCCAAAAAAAAACATTCGCTCCCAATGCAACATCCAATGGCATTGCTTTCATCACTTCTGAATACGTTGCACTTGTAATATATGGCTCAATGTCGTATCTGAATCCTTTGAACTTTGTAATCGGTCTATACAAAACTGCCATTGCATTGTTCATTGTTTCCCAATTACTCATGTATTTCTCGATATCAATATATTCTCCGAATGAGATACCTTCCAAATTAGGAATGAATCCGAACTCCGTATCATTCAATTTAAATCGTTGTACTAAATTGGTTTTGTCTGAAAACATCACATTGAATTTTTCAATAATTTCTGTAATGCTCTTGTATTGTATCTTCATGACATCTGACATCGAAATCCTGCACAATACTGCAATCATTTTTCTTGCTGCCAGTTCATCCGTATCATCATCCTTTTGAATGCTCATTAAGTATTGGTATTGCTCCAATGTTATTTCACTCAATGATGTTGGTATTTTGATTTTGACCGTCATAATTAATTAACTTTTTTTTTTGATTTTGTACCTTGTCTTTTT